TTAATCACTCAAATTATAGCCGCTGGAGTGGCCTACTATTTAAATTTCCGCACCCAGTATCGACTTAGGCAACAGATAAAGAAGCAATTTGAGCATTATTTAGACCCTAGACAGGTAAAACAACTGCAAGACAATCCTAAGTCTTTAAAGCTAGGGGGCGAAACTCGGTACGCAACATTCTTATTTACTGATGTACGTGGGTTTACTTCTTTATCAGAGACTCTGCCACCAGAGCAAGTCACGTACATAATGAATAAAGCCTTAACTGCCCAACAGAAAGCCGTGCAGAAATACGAAGGCATGGTTGATAAGTATATAGGTGACGCGATGATGGCTATCTTTAATGCTCCACTTAATCAACCAAACCATGAAAGCAAAGCTATCGGGTGCGCTCTAGAGATAATAAACAACATGAAGATTCTTAATGTAGAATTAGTTAAAGAAGGCTTACCAGAAATAGCTATAGGTATTGGGGTAAATACTGGTAGGGCAGTAATAGGAAATATGGGAAGCGAATCCCGGTTTGACTACACTGCTATTGGGGATGCTGTTAATACTGCAGCAAGACTAGAGTCGGCTACTAAAGAACAAAAGTTAGACCTGTTAATTGGAGAATCTACTGCTAAAGAGTCTGATTTTACGTTAGAGTTTGTTAACGAGATTCATGTGAAGGGTAAAGAGCAAGGATTAAAGGTTTACACGTTTAAGAATAGGTAATATAATAATCGGACTTTACTGGTATAGCGCTATACCCCTGCTAGGGTGGCCTCTTACAGAAGTAAAGTGCAGCCTTACCCTGTTTTTAGTCACTTCTCAGGGTAGGGTTTTTTATTCTACCCTCCATACACGTATCCCACGTACCCCATCTAGTGTCATAGTTTTAATTCTTACTTTGACTTTACGGCGTTTTACTTCTGCCGTCACTACTCGCTTTGCTTCTTTAATATCAAGGCATGGGATAAAAAAACTTGAGTGCGGTTCAAACTTATCCCACTCAATATCAAAATGAATTCCATGTAACTCAATCATCTACAGAAATCTCCTCTTTAACGTCTTTAGGTATAAACGTATCGTTAAACACATGCGTACCTACTGGGGCTGAATCTAATGCAGTGCCTTTACCCAATCGTTTTTTGTTAGTACCTTTAGCTATTCCCTGTTCTGTTAGGGTTCTTATAAAGTCTTTAAATATAATTTGCTGCTCTGCACAAAAAGTACGGAGGGACTTAGTAAATATATAAACCAATCCGGTGTCCGGCTCCCAACGTCCAACTATTTCGTTTCTTGGTTCTTGTATAGGGCTTGGGGGCATAGAACTTCTTTTATCAACCGCGCCATCAATAATTAAAAACTTACTCCAATTAGCGTTCTGGTATGCTCCTAGTACACCAATAAAATCTATCTCAGGTTCAGATATCTGGTCGCGTAGTATAGGTACTAACTCAGACGTAGCCCACCTATATACTCTATCTATATCTAAATCTATTAAATTCAACGCTTTAGCTATGTATGCTCCAGTAATGTTGCAAGAAATAACTGCTGACCAAAAGCGTTCTCTTGCGTCTAAACCTGCATCGCGGTCTAGTCTTTCTTGGAATCGCTGCGCTACATCTATTACTTTAGGTAGGTTTTGCGCTACATATTGAATATAAGGTTCTCCTGCTACACCATAATTACTTAAAAGTTTACCCTCAAACAATTTGTTTGCTTGGCTTTTTGTAAGGTTATCTGTTTGGTCTATCCTATACTCTAGCAGCCGCATAATTTCGCCGTCTGCAAAAGATTTTATTAGCCCTAGTTTCTCAGCTATTGATGAGTTGCTAGATGCCAAAGCAATCAAAGCCCAACTAGTGTCGTTTCTACGCTCTATATTGTTCTGCGACTGCATACGCCCCGGCCCTTCTCCTTGAGACACACCATATATTAGGGTTGAAAGTCTTTCGGGGGGCATATTAGTAATCTCGTCTATGGTGTAGGGTAAGTTGTTCATGATCCCTAGACGATTCATCTTGTGTGCAAACGTATCTGTTTCTTGTGCTAGTAACTTACTAGGGTGTCCGTACACGCTGTTACACATCTTTAGTATTGTAGATTTGCCTGTACCACTACTAGAGTTAATCAGGTTAATCATCGCACCGTTATACCCTAAGTGCTTTATTAGTGGTGCTCCAAAAGCAGTAAAAAACCCAAACGCATGAGGTTCAAAGTTAGGCATATCGTAAACTGATACAACTTCCTTCCATACATCTAAACTACCTGTAGGTTTTAAGTATTCGCACAAGCGTTCTGTTATCTCGGACGGCGGAGAATACCTAACTGTTTTGGCTGAAATCTCTTTATCCCCTAAAACAAACGCGGCATTGTCATCTGTCCACCCAAATTGCCTTCTCATAATCTCGGCCTCGTCTGAATGTTGCTGATTATTCACACACGCAATCAAATACATCATTATCTGATCGAACGCTTTTGGCATCACGACAACACCTTTTGCTGATAGATACTTTCTTAGTTCTTCTTTGCTAGTCACCGTAGACAAAGGGATCATAAATTCTTCTGCTTTATCTTTTGGTAGTTTCAGCCGTACAAAAACTAACTCCCCACGTTCTTTATCTTTTAACCGTTTAGTCACACGCAAACTGTGGGCATACACCATTACATCAGGTTTCTCGTCGTCATCAGTAGTCTTATATATGCTGCCTTCCTTACTAACAAAATAAGGAAAAGGTAATTCTGGTAGGTTGTTCTGTTCTGGCTCGGCCTTCTTAATCTCTTTACATAACCCAAGTGGGCTGTTTATTTTTCCTTTGTGCTTACACCCATCACATAAATTAGGTGCGTATTCCTCAAACGTACTGCACCGATAAGGCTTATCTATTAAGTCCTCAATTTTTTTATGTGTTTCTTCGCGACTATAATCTGGGTGGTTCTCAGACATCTTATGTATATATGCCTCACCATCTATGCAATTTGCAGCAATAGACAACCCTGCTCGCCATAAGTTGTAGTCTATGCTTTCTTGGTTCTCTAAGATGTTCTCTATCTGAGCACAACCTTTCTTGCGTTTTATCCTGTCTACTAAATTAGAAAACTTATTTTGCCTGTCGTCTAACAACCGCTGTTTTTCTGGGGGGAAGGAAGATACGCTTTCTATAACCGGGACGGCCCCTAACGTATTTGATAGTTCTACAAAATCAACATCTTTTCCTTCTCGTAAAACTAATACTTTTTTGGGGGGTTCGTCTTTAAAATTAAGTGTGTCCGGCACTCGTAATATACGAGCGCAATCAGCGGTAACCGCAGGGTCTGCTTCAAACCCACACTCTTTGCACAAAGCCTTTAGCTTATCTGCTACAGGCTTCCATTTTGCCTGACTAATTGCTTCTGATAGTGTCCAGTAAACATGTATGCCCCTACCACTATTAATAAGTGAAGGTGTAGGTAGCCCCTTACTATTACAAAATTTCTTGAGTGCTAGTAACGCTTCGCCTTGATTTGCAAAAGGTTTCCCTTCTCCGCAATCTAAATCAAGCCAAAAAGATTTAAACCACTTAGCGTTTTCCTGTGTCCTAGAAGATTTGTTTCCAAAAGTAGCGCAGCCGTAGTAGACGTTAAATGAGCCTGCTAATAGTTTTTCTGCCCCTGCTTCTAATTCTTCTAACGTGTCGTAAAAACTCTGTCGTGGTGATACCCCTGTTTTTAACCCTACAAGACAATAGTGACCTTCACTTGGAAGGATTTTCTCCAGTGTCTTTATCATTTTCACAATCCAATGTTCCGGTTTCTATAATTTTGTGTACCTTTGCATGATGTTTTTTATGAGGGTTCCAATCTCCGTAAAACCACGCATATATATTCCACCTAGATACACCAAAATATGTAGATAAATTTTGGATTGTAATATCTTTTTCTATACACACTTTCCCAAGCTGAACGCCGATCATATCGATCGGCGCTGCCTCATTCTTGCGGAGTGTATAGATGCTATAACCCCTAACATCTTTCATTAGTCATCTACCTCGTCAAATTGTGAGAGGATATCGTCTAACTCAGATCCTTCTTTCTCTACAGGCGGTTTCTTCTTACGGCTCTTTGTAGTTTTTGGAACAGGGACATCTTCTACTTCAGCAACAACTTCTGGTGTAGCTTCTCCAAACGGGTTGTCGTCCTCCGTTGCAGATGAATATCCATCTACTTCACCAAACGGGTTTGACTCTGCCATTTCTGATAATGCCACTACCTGTATAGCTCTTAGACGTAAAGATACTCCTGCGCCGTTAGTCATACTATATGGAACTAACTCAACATTAATATTGACAGTGCTTCCAGAAGTAAGTTGGAAGTCATCATCTAACTTGATGCTTTTAGCATCGTACTGTGCAGGAGTGCGCGTAGCGTTTTTACCGTAAGCTGCCTTTAATTTAGACTTACCTTGAAAACGACCGTCATCAAGTTTCTTAAACGGCATGTCGAACTTATCAGCCCAACTAGCTTCTTTACCTTCGTTCCAAGCAGAAACCATGTTTTTATATAGGTCTGCTGCTTGTTCCTTTGTCATGTTAAAATTTACTTCGTATGCTGCACCGTCATCAAATACGTCGCAAGGCACAGATTTGTTCTGCATACTGTTGAAGTTATATGGTTTATCTAAACGTGGGTACATAGCCTCTACGTTGTTGATATTAAAGCGTGTGTAGTTTTTCTTAGCCATAGTCATTCCTTTATTGGTTTAAATGGGTTGTATTCGACCACAGTAAAACTAGTTTTAACTGCGGCTATTGCGTCTGCACTGTTTGCTAGATCTTCTATTAGTAGTGCAAAAGTCTCTGGTACAAAGCCGACTGCTTCAAACAGTAGCTTTTTATATGACACGCTCTCGTCTTGAGATATGCGCGTAATCATTCTCTCTGGGCTGTAATCGTGTAAGCCAAGATATTTTTTATATGCCGTATATGACAATCTTCTTGGGTTGTTTTTCTTGTCCGGCGCTGCCCCAAACAACGATGTTGCAGGTAGTTGCAGTTGGAATACGCCTTGAGCTTCTTCTTTATCAGTAATAAATCCTAATGCTACCTTAGTAAATAATCTACATGCTTTAGAATTATTATCTCCAGACCCACGTATGTTCTGTTTACAAAGAGCGCAGTTAGAATGTTGTTTATCTTGTGCTGTTATATCCGGCCCACGACTGGCATCACTAGTCCAACAGGTAGGTACTGCGCTTGCCCCATCTGTAAAGTTATCTTTATAGTAGTAGCGAGATATAGATGGTGCTTCTTTAACAATAACTAAATCAAGGTAGTCGTTTTTAGAGGATGTGAGTACACCTTGCTCGTCTATTAACTGCCAAATTTTGTTGTCGCGCTCTACGCGCCGATCATATGTGCCACCATCCATAGTTATGATCTGCGTACTACTATTCTATAGCCTGCATCAATATTTATACCTGCAGGTATATCGTCAGGGCTTTCCTCCATAAACTGATTCATAGTAGATTGCTTAATGCGTTTTTCAAGGCAGTCGAACGCATCGTGTTTAACGACCCATTCGTAAAAAGCAGGCCAATTAGCAGTCCAGACTTTACGTTGGACTTGGCACATGATTGTCCCTGAGTTTGTTTTAACTGATGTTACGTCGTGCTCAAGACAATGAGCTTGAAGGTGTGCTTCTATTTTTTCTTTGTCGGTTTTTAGTTTGTCTATCTTTTTGTCAGCTTCTTTTTGTATCTTAGATATCTCGTCGCGTATTTTGACAACAGCTCCGGCGAGTTGATCTAGAGACGCTTTTATTTCTTCAGTCATTTCATACTCCGCTTGTAAGAGTTAGTAGATGATTTAGTATATATACAAAACTTGAAGTTGCAAGTGTTTTTGTTAGTTTATTACTTCGTTATATAAATCAATAAGTTTGGTGTGTTCTTCTAGTTTCCCAGACAGTAATTTATAAAGTCTACGTTCAACAGGACTGCCTTGTATGTGTACCACAGTCATCTTGTTGGTCTGACCTTTACGATTTATACGGGCATTGGCCTGCAAATAAGTTTCGGTAGATGTCACAGGCGCATACCAAATTACCGTACTGGCTGCTGTAAGTGTGACTCCGTGTGCTGCTGCTTGGGGTTGTATGATTAATACTTTGGTATCGTCGTTTGTTTGGAATCGTTTAATAATGTCAGTACGTTTAGGTAGTGATACGCTACCAGTAATACATTCGCTAGATACGCCAGAAGACATAAAAAATTCATGTAGCAAGTTTATCGTATGTCGGAATGGCACAAAAACAAGAACTTTAGCAATAGATTCGTCTACAACTTCTTTGATAACATTGAGTCTATTCGATACGTCGAACTCTACTGTGTTGCCTGAGTTTGCATAAACTGCACCGCAAGATATCTGTAGTAGTTTATTAAGGTTTACAGCAGCATTAGCGCTCGTTACTATTTCTTCTTCTGCCAACATTAGAAATTGAGTCCGTACTTCCTTGTAGTAGTGCTCTTGTTGCCGTGTCAGTGGCGCTTCACGTTCCGTATATACGATATCAGGTAGGTCTAAACATTCTTCTTTGGTGAACCGTATGGCAGGCTGTAGTGTCTTAAACACAGTATCTATTGCATCGGGTTTTGGGATCCATTTAAAGCGACTAATCGGGTACATAACCAAATCTCGATAGGCTGTTTTTGAGCGCGTTACATTGTGTGGTACACAGAGCTTTGCTAATCCGTGAGCGTCTACTGGAGATTGCGCTGCCGGAGTACCCGTCAACATCCATATCCATGTGTTCGCATCAATAAGTTTTGCCATTGTTTTCCACCGCTTTGTTGTAGCGGTCTTATAAGCGTTGGCCTCGTCTATAATAATTAAATCAAACTTGCCGTTCTTTATTGCTTCTTGTACTACATTAACTCCATCGTAATTAATGACCACGTACTCGTAGTTGGAATTAATTATATCTTCACGTTTTTCTCTTGACCCATAAGCTATCCCTACGCTTCTGTGAACAGCAAACTGAAATAAATCAGCCTGCCACGCACTTTGCATAATTGATAATGGCGAAACAATAAGGACTCTGTTGATGTAGCCTTGTTCTAGCAAATAATCTGAAGCCCATACACAGGCTGCAGTCTTGCCAGTTCCTTGCTCGTTGAAACAGAATGAACGTGGGTTTAGTGTCAGGAATTCAGCAGTAGTTTTCTGATGCTCCATAGGCGGAAACACACCACCCCATACGTAATCTCGCATAATCGGGCTAGGTATGTTTTTCATTTTTAACCCTGCCAACCGCTGTGTTGTTGGCAAATCCCAATCCACCGTCATGGTGTATATATCTTCTGTAATATCTACAACTTTGCTAGTAGGTATTTTGCTCTGGATTTTGTCTGGGTTACGTGTTCTTAGTAATAGAGTCTTGTCCTCTATAATCTGCATAATTCACTTCTTTTTCTTTGTTGTTCTTTTCTTAGTTGTTCTTTTCTTTTTAGGTTTATTTACTTTTACCGTGTGGTCAGAGTTTCTGCTAAAACTTCTGTTCTTACTAGGCTTCACTAATCTTAGATTACTTCGTTTGTTTGACCCGCCCTTAGACAACGGCTTCTTGTGATCAATATCTTTGCCCTTACGATCTACACCTGCTTTGTCCATAGCATATCGCGCACGTTCTCTGGCAGCTCGCGCTTTCTTTTCTTTCCGCGCCTTCTGCTGTTGATACTCTTTTTTGTACGGTCTTTTTTTGTTTACGTATGGCATTTGACTGTCTCAGTTATTTCCGTTGTACTCGCAGTCTGTCACAGGACACCAATTACGACAAGTAAAATTCTCTGCTGGGTTCCATACATCTGCGTCAATAGAAAGACTTAATCTTTGTACATCTTTGTTCCAATAATCCCAACCTGATTCTACGTCATCTCTTGTATATGTAGCAGAGACAAACTCTTTAGATACTAGAAACAATAGCCCACCTTTTATAGTTGTTAGTTCTGGGAAATGAGCAAATAACGCTAGGCTTAATAGTTGTAGTTGGTGTACATCTGCAAACTTTGCTGACTTTCCGGTTTTATAATCTATTAACAACGCTTTGTTTCCATTAACGATAACCAAATCGGCAATCCCGCGCCACCAAACATCTTTATCAAAAAACTTACAGGGTTCTAAATCTTCTGTTAGACCCATGCGGTATTCAAATAACTTCTCGCCTTTGGCTTTTAGTAGTTTATCGACGTAAGGTTTTGCAAACGCATACTTCTTAGGTATAGGGGTTCCGTCTTTGCCGTAATCTTCACAGGCTTTATGCACTAAATTACCAAATATTAAGTGCTCAGATGTTGATTCTTTAATATCCTTAACTACGCGAAGGCGATGATATTTACGCGGGCACTGTTTATACAAAGATAAACTAGAATATGACCAAGCTACACTCATCCACATTCTCCATATGATTTACCCATTCCGCTTTCGCAATCTAGCGGTAGCCCACTAGCCCAATCAGGTGTGTCTCGCATACAAGACTCTATATAACGTCTTGCTTTCCCCGCTTCTTCATCTTTTACTACGCAAATAATACTATCGTGTACAGTCAACGCTACTTTGTACTCAGTACTAATAGCTGCCATCTGCCATGCAATAATACATCTGGCTACGGCTTGGCATAAGTTCTCTACAACTTTCCCACCATATATCCTAACGCTCATTTTTCTTGCGCGATAGGTATACTCACCATGTTCTTGCTTTAGATCAGGGTACTCCAGTAACACGTTGTTTGGTAAAACAAACCCAGACTTACCTAAAAATACTGCGTCGGCTATAACTCCAAAACTACACTCTTTATCTTGTAACATAATTCGCAAGCAATGCTGACCGTCCTTCCATAGTTGTTTTATCTTGCTGTAATTCTGGCGGTATGTATCTATGATCCTTTGGGCTTCAGTAAGTTTTATATCAACACCGAAGTTACGTAATTGGTTCTTAAATCTCTCAGCGCCCATACCATAGCCACAACCTAATATTGTTGTCTTACCAACAAATCTTTCTTCTTTGGTTATATCTCCCGGACGCTTGCCATAGATACTTGCTGCCATTATCTTATAGACATCTTCTTTATTAGCGAAGGCCCGCACTAAATCGTCCTGTCCCGATAACCACGCTAATACTCTAGCCTCAATCTGTGATGAGTCGGCATCAATAAGTGTGTGTCCTTTTGGCGCAATGATTGCTTTCTTTATTATGTTATTCCCACGGCTTGGTAAGTTCTGTAGATTTATCTTATCTGAACCGCCCCACCTACCTGTATGTGCTGCATGATATCTAAGGGGTACAGGCAACACACCAATCCGCCCACCGATATCTATCAACCGCTGTGTTCTGGTTTCTTCTAGCGTAGACTTTACTCCTAGTCTAGCAGCAACAAGTGCTTGAACCTTTGGGTCGTGGTGTTCTAGTAAGTCCTTCAAACCTTTATCGCTCTTGGCAAATGCAAATGCTTCCTTACCTGTACGTGCTGATATTTTTGTGGGGGGTATAACTCCTAATTCTTCTAATGCTTCAGCAAACTTGGGGTTGCTTAAAAGTATTTTAGAGTCGGCTTCCGCCTTCTTCATAAGAACTTCTTTGTGTTCTTTTACTTCTCTGAGGTGTCCTTTCAGTAAGTCAATATCCAACTCCAACACAGGCTCAGAAAACATTTTTACAGTGGTGCTAATTGCCTCGTATTCTTCAACATCTATCTCTTCATTGTGCAGCGCAGCAAACAAACGTATTGTAAGTTCGCAATCGTTTTTACAGTACTCACCGTACTGTGCTAAATCTTCTGGTGTAAAGTCCTCGCGTCTTTTACCTAACGCATCAAGCACCTCAGTGCCCTTCTTACCAATGTCCCATCTTTCACAGGCAGCCTTTAAAGAGTTACTGACGTATATGCCATCAACTGCTCTTGCTAGAGAAAGAGTATCTATCCATCTAGGTGGCTGTATGTCGAAGTGCCAATTCAATATCGCAGCATCAAACATAGCATTATGCGCGACAGCGCAACTATGCTCCCAATCAAATAGCTGTAGCCAATCGCGTATTTCGTCATGCGTACCACTGAACCATTGCGCTTCGTTGTTGTTTACTTTGACTCCTACACCAATCACTTGAAACTGAGAGTCGTTGATGTATTCTTCTGTGGTAAGTTTAGACAGCGAAAACTTTTTGCTGTAGTACGTCTCAAAATCTATTGTTATAGCCTGCACTAAATCTGTTTCCTTAATCATGATGAGCAAAAACCTCTCGTAAGACCGACCAGTTCTCTAGTGCTCTGTGAGGTTTGAGTACATACTGCCGTCAATAAATACTGGTGTTCTCTCACCCATACCCGCGCCAATAATATTAAACTCAAAGAACTCACACGCTTCTTCTGGTGACATACCACTGTCATGTACTAATATGTCTAGCACTTTCATATAATCATATGCCACTACGTCAGCCTGCCCAAATCTCATACATACACCTAATATTGCTTCGTCTAAACCATCACATGTAAGTAACTCTTCGTAACCTTCATATTGTTCTAGTATCATGATATGTGCTCCAATGCCCACGATGTCCAGTCGGTATTATCCATTGCTTCTGCGTTTATCATAGCAACTAATTCTTTTTGTGTGGTGTTTGTATCGAATACAATAGCTATGCCTCCGGCCTTCTTAATCTTGGCAAGCTCTAGCTGTTGTAGTTTGGTGGGGGGATTTTTGTCTGCGTCAAACTTGCACTCGATGCCAATGAATCTGCCTTTGTGACAGACTATAATGTCGGGTATGCCTTTGCGTCCATACCCTCCTGTACTTGGTAGAAAATAATAACAGCCTAATCTCTTTAATGCTTTCTCGGCATGTGCTTTTACTGTTCCCTCTGGTGTCACTCCAATACCCCTTTAATACTTGATGTAGCAAGGGTAACACAAATCCTAGACAAAAAAAAGCCCCAATTAAGGGGCTTCGTTAGTGGTTTAGTTAGTCGTCGCTACAGGTCATACCTATTTTAAAGTCGTCCCAGTCCATGTCCGAACTACTAAATGAAAACAGGACACGCACCTTTGTGTGGTGCTTGCCTTTATCCTCATACATATGCTCGCGCTCAAATGGGCAGGTGTCTAGCCATAGCATAAACTGCTGTCGTTCAGTCATTCGTTGTATCCCCTATTTTGTCTTTCAAGAGCCGCTATTGCACTCAAATCCAAGTCATAAATTTCCTGCGCGCCAGCCAGTTGGCACCTATAAGACATTTCCGTGACTTCTATTAAGTCATCACTGTCTACTACGTCCCAAGCGTACCTTAGATTGTGATGATCTAATTCCATACGGAGATTGCTATACCTAGGTGCGACAAATGTTTTTGTTGAACCATTGTCATTTTTTAAGGTATTACCATCGTCATCGGTTTTATAAAAAGTAACAATCTGTTGATATACATTCGCTGTATTATACTTTTTTTGTTCAGTCATCTCTCCTCTCCTTACACTCTATTAGTCTCAGCCCATGCCGCTCAAACTTTTCTCGTGCTACAGATGACATAACTTCTGCCACGTATTCCTCCCTGTCGAAGTATGGGTCGTCATACTCAAACAGGTCTAGCAACTGTGTGAATTGGTCAATGTGTAGGTCGAACGAACCATCAGCTAACCATTCCTTAAACACATCTCTATCATCTTGATTCATAATATTCTCCTAATACCCTGTTAACATTTGTGCATGTTCACTAGCGAACCGCACCTTTATTTCTCTGTCCTTGTCGGACTCCACTTGCTCAGTATCGTAGTGCACGAAGTCAGGTTCCCAAGCTGTCTGCTCTGCTACATACAACTCGGCTTCCTTCTTTGTTGCTGCTTCAACAATAACAGGTACGTGGTACTGTACTACTTGTACTTTGTACTTCATTTCACTTCCTCCCTCTTAGCGTATACATATCCTTCAACCCAAATATCTATATCTCTGTCACTTAAGGGTGTGTCTTGACCATACTTATCAGATTCCCACTTTGAGAATTTATCTCGTCCCTCGTGCCATTCAGCCCTAGAATTTTCTTTCTCACTCATTTCACTTCCTCTTTTTTAAATGGTATATATACTAAAAGCGTTTTGCTTGAATAGTCGTAAAGTTCGATGCCAATGTATTCACCTGAACTATTAGTTCTTGTTGCTATGCAAACTGTACCATTCCAAGCAAACTCAAAAATGCAGTTGGGTAGTTTACTCATCTCCTCCTCCCCTTTATATACATCGGTGTCCAAATCTGGATTGCTGTGTGATAGTTTACTCATGTCACTCTCTCCTCTATTAATTGATAGGCTTTAGTTTTTTCTGCTAGTGGTGTATCCATAGTGTGTGATGCCCAAGAATTATCCCAACGGTTATTTTTCATAGTGTTAACTGACTTAGGTAAATATTGTAGGTTCTCTGGCAGATGCAACCCACTCACTGTTTCTCCTTGCAACGGAACAATATGGTCAACGTGCCAGTCGTCTGGACAGTTTGCGTGTATCTCAGTTATAACTTTTTTACC